TGGTGATTCGCGACCCCGGTGTTTACGTTGTGCGTCAAAATTTTGACGCCGGAATAATGGTTACCGGAGGTAACACTTGCCGGTAACAACTAGGGGTAAAAACGTAACACGCCAGGAAATAGCTGACCTGTTTGGGGTGTCACACACCACGGTCGACGCCTGGCTGAAACGCGGTTTGCCTGTCATTCAGCGCGGGAGCAAGGGTAAAGCCTGGGTGATTAACACGGCGGAAGTTTCCGCCTGGCTAGAACAGCGCGCCAAGGAATCAGCACCCGGCGGAGAACAAGCCGACGAACGCGAACTGAAGCGTCGCAAGCTGGCGGCGGAGACCGCCAAAGTCGAACTGGAACTGGCCAGGGTGCGCGGCGAGGTAGTGCCATTGCGTCAACTGGAACGCGCCCTGGCGAATGCGTTCGCGGAAGTGAAAACTAATCTGCGGTCGGTCCCCAGCCGGGTGGCGACGGCGATCATCGGCGAGGAATCCGAAACCCGGATCAAGGCGGTAATACTCAAAGAAATCGATCAAGCCCTGGAAACCCTGGGCGACCTAGACCTGGACGAACCCGACGATGACGACGATTGATTTCGACAACTGGGAAGGTATCCGAAAGACGGTCCGCAAAGCGGCGCGCCACCTGAAGCCACCACCGAACCTGAAGCCCAGCGAATGGTCGGAACAGAACGTCCGGGTTCCGATCGGAAACGCGGTCCCTGGTTTGATCCGGTTTGACCATGCGCCCTATCAGCGCGAACCCCTGGATATGACGGCGAACCCGGAATGTAACCGAATAACGTTAATGTGGTCGGCCCAGGTGGGAAAAACCATGCTGGCGTTATGCGCCCAGGCATACAAAATCGCGCAAGACCCACAAAGCCAAATAATGATGCAACCATCCCAGGGCGACCTGGCGACCTGGCTGGAAACGAAGTTTAACCCTTTGGTGGAAACGAACGACACGCTGCAGGAATTGATCGCGAAGCCCAGGGGACGCGACGGCGTGAATAACCAGCGGATGAAATCCTACCCTGGCGGGTTTCTCATGTTTTCCTGGTCGGGATCGCCCAAAACCATGCGCGGGCGTTCGGCGCCGTTCGTGGTCTGCGACGAAACCGACGGCTACGACAAAAGCCAGGAAGGGCACCCGGTGTCGCTATTGTGGCAGCGCGCGGCGACGTTTGGCGATCGGCGGAAGCTGCTGGAAATCAGCACCCCAACAATTAAAAACGCCAGCTGGATCGAGGATGCCTACGAACAAGGCGACCAGCGGCGGTTCCATGTTCCATGCCCAAGCTGCGAGACATACCAGCAAATGACCTGGTCGAACGTTATCTGGACCGAGGGACGACCAGAAACCGCCAAATATGCTTGCACTGGGTGCGGTAGTTTGTGGTCCGATGGCGAGAGAATCGCGGCGATCCGGCGCGGTCGCTGGCAGTCGAGCCGGCCATTTAAGGGACACGCCAGCTATCACCTGAACGAACTGTATTCGTGTTTTCGTAAGCTGGGCGACATTGCTCAAAGTTTCCTGGAAAAGAAACGCAGCGGCGACCTGCAGACATTCGTTAACGTATCCCTGGCGGAAACCTGGGAAGAAAGCGGCGAGGGTGTCGACCAGGATATGCTGCAGCACCGGGCGGAGGACTGGGGCGAGGAATGGCCCGACCAGGTAATTACCGTCGTCGCTGGCGTCGACGTCCAGGACGATCGCCTGGAAGTGGAACTGGTGGGCGTCGGGCGAGACGAGGAAACCTGGTCGCTGGATTATATGACGCTACCCGGCGACCCGAGTTCGCCCCAGGTTTGGGCTGACCTGGACGCAATCCTTTTTGCATCCTACATGACCGCCGACGGGCGGGAACTGGGCGTTCGCGCGACGTGTATCGACACCGGCGGACACCATACCCAAGCAACCTATCGTTACATTAAGGGACGCGAGTCGCGGCGGGTATTTGGTATCAAGGGCGTCGGTGGCGAGGGTCGCCCCCTGGTCGGGCGCCCCAGCAAAAACAACATCGGCAAAGTTCGCCTGTTTCCGATCGGTTCGGACACGGCCAAAGAATTGGTTTATGGGCGCCTGAAGATTACCGAACCCGGCCCAGGGTATTGTCATTTCCCGGCGGACCGAGACCCCGAGTATTTCCTGCAGCTGACATCGGAACAACTGGTGACCAAATACGTTCGCGGCCATGCGAAGCGGCAATGGGTGAAGAAACGGCGAAGGAATGAAGCCCTGGACGTTCGGTGTTATGCTATGGCGGCACTATATATTTCTGGCGTTAATGTCAATATACTTGCGGACAAGGCGGCGGAATCGCGGCCAGATGGTGACAAATCCAAACCTGAACGCCAGGCGCGGCCCGCCAAACAAAGAAAGCCGGGCGGGTTCGTGAACAATTGGAGGTAATTAATGGCCAACCTATTCGACGCAGCATCGGCCCGAGAGGGCGAACCGTCGGAGGTCGTCGTCGGGGACTTTATTCAATGGAAGCGGTCGGACCTGGCGGTTAATTATCCGACTGACAGCTATACAGCGACGTATGTCGCCAGGATTACAAACGGCGGCAACACAGAAATTCAGCTGGAAGGCACAGACTACAACGGCGCGTATTTGTTCACAGTAGATTCGGAAACATCGTCCGATTTCGTCGCCGGGTATTATCACTGGCAGCTGGAAATTCTAAGAAATTCCGACAATAACCGAATCGTGGTCGATCGTGGCGCGTTTACTGCCATCGTTGACCTGGATCAGGGCGGCGCCGATCCGCGCACCCACGCCGAAATTATGCTTTCGAAAATCGAATCCCTGCTGGAAGGCAAGGCGGATTCCGACGTGGCGAATTACTCAATCCAGGGTCGATCACTGACAAAGTTCGGCATTGAGGAACTGCTGCAGTGGCGGGACTATTACAACGCGGAAGTGTCGAAGCAAAAACGCCTGGAAGAAATCCGCCTGGGACGTAAAACGGCGGCGACCGTCAAAGTGAGGTTTGTGTAATGGGAATGTTCGACATATTCCGCCGGAAGCAGAAGCCGGTGCAAAAACGCCGATTTGACGGCGCCCAGGGCGGGCGCCTTTTTGCTGATTTTATGGCGTCGCAGCGATCGGCGGATTCGGAAATTCGTTATTCCCTGAAAACCCTGCGCGATCGATGTCGCGACCTGGCGCGAAACAATGAATACGCGCGGCGATATATTCACCTGGTAAAAACCAACGTCGTCGGCGAACGTGGCGCCACCCTGCAGGTCAAGGCGCTAAATACCGACGGCACCCTGGACACCATCGGGAACCAGCAAATCGAACGCGAATGGAATCGCTGGACCAAGGTCGGGAACTGCACCGTCGACGGCAAAATGTCATTCGTCGACGCCCAGGCGATGGTGGTCGAGTCTATGGCTCGCGATGGCGAGGCGCTTATTCGGATCGTGAACTATCCAGGGAACCAGGATCGATTCGCCCTGCAGTTCCTGGAACCCGACGTGATCGACGAAGAAAAGAACGAACGCGCGGCGAACGGGAACGAAATCCGAATGGGCGTCGAGTTCGACCAATATCGGCGCCCGGTGGCGTACCATATTTTGAGCGAACACCCTGGCGATTATCAGTTCACGCAGTACAGCCGGCGAACGCAGCGAATCGAAGCCGAAAACCTAATCCACCTATATTTGCCCGATCGCGCGCAGCAAACGCGCGGCGTTCCCTGGATGTCGACGGCGATCACGTCGTTAAAAATGTTGCATGGTTACCGGGAAGCCGAACTGGTGGCGGCGCGAACTGCGGCCAGCAAAATGGGCTTTTTTGTCTCGCGATCTGGCGAAGGATTCATGGGTGACGACGTCGAGGATTCGGTGGTTCCCATAACCGACGCCGAACCAGGCACATTTTTCCAGCTACCCAAGGACGTCGAATTCCAGCCCTGGGACCCAAGCCACCCGACCAGCGCGTTCGGCGATTTCGAAAAGTCGATATTGCGCGGCATCGCGTCCGGCCTGGGGGTTAGTTACCACAGCCTGGCTAACGATTTGACGCAGACCAGTTATTCCAGCATTCGCCAGGGCAGCATAGAAGACCGGGATTTTTACCGAACGATCCAGGCATATATGATTAACCATTTCGTTTTGCCGATATACGAACGCTGGCTGGCAAATGCGTTTTTGTTGGGTTCGGTAAATTTGCCGATCGACAAGTTCGACAAGTTCGCCAGCGCGTCGCAGTTCCGACCGCGCGGTTTCCAATGGGTCGACCCACAGCGGGAAATCCAGGCGCACGTCGTCGCCCTGCAGAACGGTTTGATTTCCCTGCAGGACGTGGCGAACGTATACGGTCGCGACGTCGAGGAAGTATTCGCCCAGGTCGCCAGGGATAAACAGCTGGCGGATCAGTTCGGCCTGAAGCTGGCGTTCGAACCGTTCGGCGGTGGCCAGTCGCCCTATGGACCCGGCAAAATCAACCTGCAAACCGGCGAAGCATTCGAGGCAATGACGGATGGCGACTAATTTCCCAAAGGAAGGCGACGACCTGAAAATTTCGCTGCGGAATTCAGAATACCCACAGTTCGACCGGGAATTCGCCGAAATGGTGGCGAACGACCACGTCGATATATGGGCAGCTGGCGGAAACATTCGCGGGAACGACGCGTTCAAGCTATGGGAACGCGCCAGGGATGGCGACGAAGCCGGCGCGGTTTTGGATTGGATCAAGGAACGCGAAGCCTGGGCAGCGCGGCATTTTGACGACGGCGCGCAGTTCCAGGATCAGGAACTAGGACCGAACTTGGGGAATGTTGGCGGGATCATTGCTCAAATTAAATGGGGTGTGATCGGCAACCTGGGCGAAGCCAGAATGAAACAGGTCATTCGCCAGCTAATCAGCAAACGCGACGAACGCCAAGAGGCGCGACCGTATCCAAACGAACATGCTGCGCGAATAAATGACCCGGCAAAATATGACGAATTCCGAAGGGAAGCTGACGCCGGCGGACCAGGAATCGATTTTATATATGGAATTTATATAATCGACGATGAACGCGACCCGGAAATTCAAAGTATACGGTTCGACGCGGCGCGTTATACTGCAGAGCAGGCGCGAGAATGGCTAGACGAACACGAGTTCGAACCTGTAAAGTTCGAACCAGCAAGCGAGGAACGCCAAGTGAAGCGACACATTAAAGACATCACCGAAACGGATGACGAAATCATCATTACGTTCGGAAAATACGACGAAGAACACGACGACGAACCCGAAGTCGAAGAAACGACCGAGGAACGATTCAGCAAAGCCGAAGTCGTTCACCGGATGGAATCATCCGAAATTCGGGAAATGGACGACCGCCGGGTCGAAATGTCGATTTCTAGCGAAACCCCGGTCGAGCGTTCGTTCGGTCGCGAGGTTATTGTTCACAGCGAAGATACTCTGGATTTAAAATTTTTACGGTCCGGCCATGCGCCACTATTGGCGGACCATGACCCCGAACGACAAATCGGGGTTGTCGAATCTGTTAGTCTTGATGGATCGGCCCGGCGACTCCGGGCGACGGTTCGCTTCAGTCGAAGCGCGCTTGCCACCGAGTTCTACCAGGATGTAGTCGATGGGATTCGTTCGAACGTCTCAATCGGGTACAAAGTTCGGAAGATGGAACGCGACACAAATCAGAACGATTTGTTCCGGGTGACTGACGCCGAAATTATGGAAGTCTCAATCGTAAGCCTACCCGCCGACACGTCCGTCGGTGTCGGGCGTTCGGTCGAAGTTCCAGAAACCGCTACCATTAAATCAATCGAAACGGAGGTTCCAAAAATGGAACAGCAAATCGATCTGGATCAGGTACGCGCTGAAGCTGCAGCCGAACGATCCAAAGAAATTAACGAAATCATGGGCCTGGCATCAAAGCACAATCAGCGCGGTTTTGCTGACGAAGCTATTCGCCAGGGAATGAACCTTGCCCAGTTCCGTGGCGCATTGTTGGACAAGATCGCCGACAAGCCCCTGGACATCGCCGAAGTCGACATGACGGCCAAAGAACAGCGCGCCTACTCGCTGACTAAGGCTATCCAAAGCGCGGCAGCTGGTCGTTTTGACGGCCTAGAGCGTGAAGTGTCCGAGGAATTGGCCAAGCGTTATGGCAGGGAACCGCGTGGTTTCTACGTTCCCAACAACATTTTCAAGCGTGACATCACGACCGCATCACCCGCGAACGGTTCGAACCTGGTTCCAACCGATCACCTGGGCGGCGAGTTTATCGATGCACTGCGCGCGAACCTGGTCATTTCTGGCCTGGGCGCCCGTATGATGCAGGGCTTGAAAGGCGACGTTGCCATTCCAGCACTGAACGCGAAAACTGCTGTTGGATTCGTGGCTGAAAACAACGCACCTGGCAGCGAGGGCGCGCCTTCATTCCGCCAGGTAACCATGTCACCCAAAACCCTGGTTCAGCACGTCGACATCGGTCGCAAGCTGATGATGCAGAGCGACCCCAGCGTCGAGCAAATCATCCGCGACGATATGACCCGTCAATTTGCTGCGAAGATCGACCAGGTGGCTATCCAGGGCGGCGGTTCAAACGAACCGACTGGCATCCTGGGAACCAATGGCATCGGCAGCGTTGCCCAGGGCACCAATGGCGGAGCAATCACTTTTGCATCGCTGGTGGCTCTTGAGCGTGAAGTGGCAATCGACAATGCACTGGCTGGAAACCTGGCGTATTTGACGAACCCCAAGGTCGTCGCTGCAATGCGTCAAACTCCACGCCAGGCTAGTGGTGTCGAGGGTAACTTCATTCTGAACGATTCCAACACCCTGTTGGGCTACAACGTCGCAAGCACCACGCTGGTTCCGTCCGATCTGGACAAGGGAACAAGCTCTGGCGTTTGTTCTGCTGTAGTGTTCGGAAATTTTGCCGATCTTATGATTGGCATGTTCGGGGGCCTGGACGTGTTGATAGATCCATACTCGCTGTCTACTACTGGCGCCGTTCGCGTCGCTATGTATCAGGACATCGACGTGGCGGTTCGCCATGCAGAGTCGTTCGCAGCGATCCAAGACGTTACCACGGCCTAAGCCAAACGAGACAAGGCGCCTACGGGCGCCTTTTTTTTATGGAACTAGAAAGTTTTAAAAATTACCACCAGGGCGAAACTGCGGCGATTCTAGGCGGCGGCGTAACATTGCCCAGCGATTTACGGAAAATCGATCCGGTCGACGTTCTAATCGGAATCAACAACCATTCGATGATTCTGGACCTGGATTACCTGGTGTTTATGGACGCCATGTTTCTGGATGTCATATCCGACCTAGACGATGTCGTGTTCATCACCAAAAAGCACAAAATGCCAGGGAAAAAGCTAATCCAGGCAGGCATTGCGCCACCCGTCGGTTATTCCGGGCTGCTGGCGATTTGGGTCGCGGATTATATGGGGTTTGCTAGGATCGATGTTTGTGGTATGGATCAATACCAGGAAAGGAAGGGCGGTCGGCAGTATTGGTGGGAAGGTCCGATGGGAACTGCTACCAGTCCATCGAAAGCCTACAAAAGCACCCTGGACCCGTTGAAATCGTTTCTCGATGAGAAACTACAACACCCGGAACGTGTTTTTTTCACGTCCGGCAGACTGAAGGAAATACACCAATGAAAATCAAAATTTTAAATGCGGTTTTATGGAATGGCGAACACCGGGAAGTCGGCGACGTTTTCGATGTTAGCGAACTAGACGCGATCAATTTGATTTCGCGCGGTCGCGCGGTGGCGTATTCAGAACCCGCGGCGATCGACACAAACCGCGCGGTCGGCGTGACTAAGTCGGAACCCGAAACACTAACGAAGCGCAGAAGCTACAAGCGCAAGGCGAGCGATTAATTCGGCGGGATTACACTGGCGCCCTGGCTGGGATACAATGCCAGGGCTGCAAATAGTTTTTGCGAGGGGAAGTCGTGGGAATAGAAACTGAAATCGAACGGGCGATATTTTTCGATATTGATGGTTTCGGATCGACTGCGACATATACGCCAAGCGGCGGAAGCCCTGTTTCCGTAAACGGGATTTACGAAGACGATTACGAGCAAATCGACGCCGGCGGTTCTATTGGCATTGCCGGCAGTTCGCCGATGTTTCAATGCAGCACTGCGGACGTTTCCGGCGCTGCTGAAGGCGATTCCCTGGTCGTCGGCGGGGTGACCTATGTTATCCGAGTGGTAATGGACGACGGGACCGGCGTAACCATGCTGCAGCTGGAGAAACAGTAAATGGCGCACGTTCGAAAGCAAATCCGCGACAACATAGTGACCACCATTACCGGGCTGACCACCACAGGGTCCAAGGTTTACCGAACCCGAGTTTATCCCCTGGCGGAAGCCAAATTGCCCGGCCTGGCTGTTTTTACTGACAGCGAAGAAATCGAAGCGGCAACAATTAACCCCCCAAGAACCCAAAGGCGAACCCTGGTTGTTAGAATCGAGGCGTTTGTCAAGGGGGTATCGAATTTTGACGACGAACTCGATACAATCAGCCAAGAAGTCGAGGAAGCACTGGCGGCGGATATTACTCGCGGTGGCCTGGCGCAAGATACCAGGATCACCGGGTTCGACGCTGATTATTCCGGCGAAGGCGATCAGCCTGTCGCGGTCGGGCGAATATCGGTTTCGGTGGATTATGTAACCGTCGAAAACGACGTCGGAACTGCGGCATAAAGGAGGCAGAAATGTCTAAACGAATTAAGGTTTGGCCACCGGCTGGCGGCGAACCGATCGAAGTTTACGAGGCGGACTCTGGCCACCTGGTAAATAACGGCTGGACCATTGAGGAACCAGCAAAATCAAAAACCGATCCAGCGATCGAAACAGCAAACGAAACCGACGAGGGTTTGAGCAATGGCAACATTCAAAGGGAACAGCGGAACCGTAAAGGTCGGCGCTAACGCGATCGCGGAAATCCGTTCTTACAACATCGACGAAACGATGGACACCATCGAAGACACAGCAATGGGCGATACTTATCGCACATACAAAACCAGCCTAAAGTCGTTTTCTGGTTCGGTCGACGTGTTTTTCGATGACACCGACACAAACGGCCAGGGCGCCTTAACTGTTGGAAGCGAAGTTACTGTTTCGTTCTTAATGGAAGGCGACACAACTGGATCGCACAGCCTAAGTGGAACCGCTCTGGTTACAGGTCGAACCATTACTGGTTCGTTCGATGGCATGGTCGAAGCATCGCTGACCCTGCAGGGAACCGGCGCGCTGACTGAAGGAACTGCAGCATAATGGCCACTAAAAGGAAATCGACAGCGATTCAGCGGGCAACGGAGCATTACAAATCCAAGCCCCTGAAGCGTATCGAAATCCCGGAATGGGGGGACGAAGAAGGCCCGTTGATCGCCTATTCGACCCCCTTTACGCTGAAGGACCAGGGACGGCTGCAGTACATTACTGAAAAGCAATCCCAGGCTGATGTCCTGGCGGAACTGTTAATTATGAAATTAATGGACGAAGACGGCGAGAAGCTGTTCACCATTGAGGACAAAAACAGTTTACGAAATGACGTCGACGCCAATGTGGTGGCTCGCGTTGCCAATTCGATCATGTCTACCGACGAGGCATTGCTCGAAAAAAACTAAGGGACTCGGCGGACAGGCGTTTTCGTTTTGTCCTGGCGGAAAGACTCGGAATGACGGTGTCGCAATTAGAGGCCGAAATGTCCGTCGAGGAATTCGTCGAATGGTCGGTGTTCCTCAAGATACAAAACGAGGAATACGAAACGCAGCGTAAAGAGGCGATGAATGGCAAATCAAACCGTAAAGGTCGTATTTGACGGCAAGGACAACACCGGCAAAGCCATAACATCGCTGCGCGGCAATCTAAACAACGCCAACAAAGCCATCGGCCAGATCAAATCCAGCCTGGGCGGAATGACTTCCGCCATCGGGCTGGCGGCTGGTGCGGCTGGTTTTGGGTTGATGGCCAAAAAAGCCCTGGAAACAGCGGACAACCTGGCCAAGACATCGACCCGGCTGGGACTTGCTGCGAAAGACCTGGGCGCGCTGCAGCTGGCGGCGAATTATGCTGGCGTCGAAACCGGCACGTTCAACAAGCTAATGGAAATTTTTCAAAAGCGGGTGGGCGAAGCTGCAGACGGCACCGGCCAGGCGCGTGAGGTTCTGGAAAAGTTCGGAATATCCGCCGAAAAGCTGGCCACCCTACCCCTAGATAAGCAATTAAAAATCATTGCTGACGAATTCAAAAACCTTAAAACCCCAGCTGAACGCGCAGCGGCGGCGTCGGATTTGTTCTCAAACCGCGGAATTAAATTACTCAATTTCCTGGATCACGGGTCCGAAGGCCTGGACGAACTGCGCGCCGAATTTAAGGCGCTAGGTTTGGAGATTGACGACAACGCCCTGGGACAAATTGAGTCGTTCAATGATTCGGTGACAAAGTTCCAGGGGATAGTCCAGGCGGCACTGGTCAAAGGGCTATCCGAAGCGGCGCCACAAATGGAAAAGGTTTCCGAGAAACTGGCGGAAATGGCGGTTCCACTAACCGGGAAGCTGCTGGACGGTTTCGAATTCCTGCTGGATAACCTGGGAACTATCACAAAATTATTTGGCGCGTTTATCGCGGTTATGGCGATCACCCGCGTGGTTCAATTTGCGACCGCGCTAATCGCCCTGGGGAAAGCCCTGGCGTCGATCAGAATCGCGGCAATAGCAACCCAGGCGGCGCTGGGTCCGATTGGCCTGGCGATGGCGGCAATCAGCGCGGGCGCGGTTTTCTTTTCCGACGATATCATGGCGGCCACGGATTCCCTGGACGACATGGTCGGCGGTTCGGGCGATGCAACACTAGCAACCGACGAACTGGAAAAAGAACTTAAAGCCCTGGGACAGACCACCAGCGAAGTAAAAAAACCGCTAAACGATCACGCCGACGCAGTGGACGAAATCGCCGACGAATCCCAAGCTGCGGCAACGGAAACCGACGAATTCCGAAAAGCCCTGGAAAAACTGCGCGACAAAGTACAGGCGCCGACAAAGGCAATTGATGATTTCCAGAAAACCGTCAAAATTTTGACGGAACAATTCAAAGCCGGGGAAATATCCGGGGACGAATACAACCGAATGCTGGCTGAACTAACAAAGGAATTAACCGGCGTCGAGGATAAGCTGCAGGACAACATCGACAAGCAGAAAGCCCTGGAAGCGGCGATCGATGCGGCGATCCAAACCGGCGGAGAAAACGAATCCCAGCTGGCGGCAATGCGTCGCGAACTGGAGAAGCTGAAGGATGAACAAGCCAAATTAATCCTACAGACCGAAGGGTTAACCGACGCTCAAATCGACCTATTGGACGAAATTAAGGGAACGACAAAAGGGGTTGGCGATTACCAGGATGCGGTAAAGAACCTGGACAACCTACTGGCGAACGGAAAAATTACCCAGACGGAATACAACAAAACCCTGGCGGACTTTAACGAAGAAATGACCGGGATAATCGACCCGGTTCGCCAGGCTGAACGCGAAATCGAAGCCCTGGAAGCCCAGATCGAAGCCCTGGGCGAAAATACGGTCGGAACCAGCGCAACCCTGCAGACGCTAAAAGCGCGCCTAGAAGCGGCTAAGCAGGCGGCTGGTGACCTGGCAGGACCGCAAGGCCAGGCGATGATAAAAGACTATTACGACGCGATTGCTAGAGGCGTCGAACCAGGCGAAGCATTAAGCCAACTGGAAGAAAAGCTAAAGGAATCCGAAACGGCGGCGGGAAAATTGTTCGGCGTTCCTATGCTGAACAAAATTAGAAACTTTTTCGACGCAATCGGCGCGGGCGCTGCAGGCGAAGGCGCCATCGGTTTGTTGAATGGCGCGCTGACTGACCTGGAAGGCGCGTTCGCGGATTTCTTTACTAGCGGAAAACTGGAATTCGATGGTTTTGTTAATGCAATTATTGACGGATTAAAGAAAATCGCAGCGGAAGCCATCGTTTCGGTCGGTTTAAATTTCGTCAAAAACCTAGTTCCTGGACTTGCTACTGGCGGCCAGGTCGAAGGATTCGCGGTCGGTGGTCGTGTTACCGGTCCAGGCGGACCGCGCGAGGATCGCGTTCCTGCGATGCTTTCGCCCGGCGAGTATGTCATTCAAGCAAGTTCTGTTTCTAAGTTCGGCGCCGGGTTTTTCGAATCGCTGAATGCTGGAAAGTTACCGGGTTTTAACGTCGGCGGCGCTGTTAATGCCTGGGCCTATGGCGGCGAAGCGGCACTGGCGGCGACGCCAGGAATAGGTCAAGTTTTGGCGGCGCTTTATACCATTACCCAAATTTTCAAAAACTACGTTCCCGGCGTCGGGAAGTCGGATGGAGAAATCAAAAACGAACTGCGCGGAAATCTTATCAACTGGACGCGTGGAAGCGTGGATGCGGCATTTACCGGTATTCAGGAAATATTTGGTCGAAAGCCATATCAGGAACTTACAAACGACATCAAAGGACCGGATGACCCGACGCCGATAACGCGCGCCGATGTTATCGCCGACGAAATATGGTCCCAAATTTTGGGTCCAAGTGATTCGATGGCAAAGCATAAGGCGGTGGCTGAAGCAGTGGGCGAGGCGGGAACCGGCCTGGCTGACGAAATTTTTAACCTAATAGGCAAAAATCTAGTTCAGTTTGTTTTGCCAAATTTCAACCTAGACGACGAATTCGGCACCATGTATAACGCGGCAGCTGGCATTGTTGCCCGGCAATACGGCGGACCCCTGGAACGCGGCCAGCCGGCAGTAGTCGGCGAAGCTGGACCGGAACTATTCATCCCAGGACAGGGTGGCACCGTATCGCCCATTTCGCGGGATGGCGGTCGCCAGCTGATTAAGGCGGTCCAGGAAGTTCGCGAGGAAGTCGCAGCACTGCGGCGCCAGGTAGGACGTTCGTCCGGGTCGCAACTGGCTGGGGGTCGCGGTTAATGGCGCTGCGCGAGGCTGTACGTCTAAGCTATTCGGCGGACTATCGGTTTTTGGTGTTTGTTGATTGCGTCGAGGATGACGGCACAACCGAAACGACGCTGCCATTTTCCGATCGCCCGTTCCTGCAGAAAAGTTATATTCCTGACCCGACCTGGAATTACGTCTATTTTGAGCCGCGCGTTCAATCGGTTTTGAACATTACTGAATCGATGTATGGCCTGGGCAATGCGGGCGGGGTGGTTTCACCATCGACCGGGAGCATTGTCCTGGCTAATGGCGACGGCGCCCTGGATTACATGGCGGATTACTATTTCGACAATAAGCCGGTGGAAATACTAATCGGGCAACCAGGTGAAACGGTAGTCGACGGTTTTTTTTCGATATTCCGCGGCGTTGTTTTATCGGTCGGTTTTGATGAGCGGACTGTAACCATTGAGGTATCGGACCTAAAAGAAAAGCTAAACAAAGTTTTCCCACCGAATGATTTCACGTCGGGAAATGCGAACGGATCGCCGAAGCCTGTTGTTTTGGGCCAGGTATTCAATGTCGAGCCAGTCTTGACCAATGAAACGACGAACACCTACCAGGTACACGACGGCGCGATAACGTCCATCGACGCCGTATACGAGGCTGGGGAGCTTTTAACCGGCGGAGGCGTCGACTACACAGCAAACCTAGCAAAGGGCACCATAGCGCTAACCAGCGCGCCCAGCGGGGTAATTACGGTCGACGCCACCAACGACATAACTTACGGACCGCCGACGAACGTTAATACGGCGTCCGCGATACTGTACGAATTAGCGGTCGAATATGCTGGGCTTGAACCGACGACCAACCCGGAAGTTTATGGCGGTGGATTTTTTGGTCCGCCGACTGCCTACGAGGTGGGCGGCTATTTCAAGGAACGAATCACGGTTTTGGAGGCGATGAACCAATTCCTGGTTTCCATCGGCGCGTCGATGGTGGGGAAGGTGGAAAACAACAACGCCATATATCCCCTGGTTTTTGAATACCCACCGACCGGCGGAACCCCAACAATCGCCGAGTATGTCACTGATAACGACATAATCGAAATCGAAATGTTGCCAACAGTTCCACCGGCCTGGTCGGTGGCGGTTAACTACAAGAAAAACTATCGGCCACTAAGCCGGGAAGAACTAGGCGCGTCGCCATCCGATGCCGATTACGCGGTTCGACCGTATTTGTCGGTTACCGATGGCGGCGACAAAAGCGCGACCATTTATGGTTCCAGGGACGTTTTCACGGTCGATTCGCTGATTACCAATGTAACCGACGCCACGACCGAGGCGGCGCGCCTGGCTGACGAAATCTACGAACAAACCCACAAGGTTTTTCGAATCAAAATGAAAGGTTCGCCCCTGTCGTTTGGCCTGGGGGATATAATCGCTGTCACTTGTTCCCGGTTTGGCATCGGGTCCGAACGGCGGATGGTGATTATTTCCAAGATAATCGACCTGGAAGCCAACGAAATCACAGTGGAGGCGACGTTCTAATGTTGATCGCGACAACGAATTTTGTGGATTCGGGAACGATTCCAGACCATACAACCGAACAGGATTCGACCTATTTTTCGGCGGAAAACCTGCAGAGTATCCAGCTGGGGAAAAGTTACATTGCCAACAGTTCCTCGGCGGCGTTTGTTGAGTTCGATTTTCTGCAGTCTCGGGTGATCGACGTCGTCGCAATCCTAAAGCACAACTTAAACCAGACGACCGGGACGGTTAGAATTCGAATCGGTAACGATGACACGTTCGCCAGCACAGAATACGATTCCGGCGTGGTCGCGGCCTGGCCAACCGTCGAGGAATTCGGTTACTTGGCATACGGGGAATTTCACTGGGGCGGCATTCTAACCGCCGAAGCTGCGCTGGATTATCCGATCAGCTATTACGACGTTCTGGACCAGGCGGTCCAAGCCCGATATATGCGGATTGATCTGGCGAATGGAAACGATCTAATCGAGGTCGGGCGGGTGTTCGCCGGCCCAAGCTATCGACCGACAAACGAAATGGGTTACGGCTGGGAAATATCCTGGGTCGACCCGTCGCGGATTACCCGGTCGCGCAGCGGGCAAACGTTTGTTGATATACTTCCCAGGTATCGCGTGATTTCGTTCGAATTGAACGGTTTGCCTGGCGCCGAAATTTTCCATAACGTTTTTAACCACATGGACCGGCGAAAGGGGATTTCCGAGGATGTCCTGGTTATACCCCAGGAAACCGACGAAACGACGTTCATAACGCAGAACATATACGGGCGCCAGGCTGAACTGAACCCGGTCGAAAACCGCGTTCTGGATCATTACGCGCGCAGGATCGAAGTGGAGGAAATCATCTAATGGCATTCCCGGTTACCCTAAACGGCAGAACTTACACCCTGGCGGATTTCGCCGGCCAGAATTACGTCGACGGCTTGCCCGATGCGTTCGAAGATTTCGTGACCCAAGCCGGCGATATTTACAATTCAACGTCGACCAGTTCGGTCGCGATCGGCACCGGGTCGAAGTCGTTCACGATTGCGGATTCCGGCAAGCCATACCAGCCGGGAACGCCATTGAGGATCGCAGACGCGGCGGCGCCGTCGACCAATTTCATGGATTGCATCGTGACCAGCTACAGCGGGACATCGCTGGTGGTCGACTCTATCGGTTACGCGGGCAGCGGCACAAAATCCAGCTGGACGATCAACATCGGCGGCACCAAAACCGCCGAAGGTACACTCGCGGCGGCTGGCGGATCATTTACCGGCAGCGTAACCATCGATGGCGATTTGATCGTCGACACCGATACGCTGTTTGTTGATGCTTCTGCGAATCGGGTTGGGATTGGCACTTCTCCGTCTTATACCTTACACGTATCTGCTAACGTTACTTCTGGCGACCTAGTTTACTTCAACAACGAAAACGCAGTAGCGTCTGATGTACTCCGGCTGAATACGCTTGGAGGTGGCTCGGGAACAAATATTCTTGATTGTCAAGCTGGTAGCGTAACTAAGTTTGTTGTTAATGGCTTAGGCAACGTTGGCATTGGCACGTCTAGCCCAGCCACAGAGCTTCATCTAGTAGGTAGCACTCCACAGCTTAGATTCAGCCCTACAGCGGACACTCAGAACTGCCGTGTTGAGTTCACTAATGCCGCTGGGACTGTTCAGTCTTGGATTGGCGGCGGTGGCTCTAGCGGCAGAGATATGATCTTTTATGACGGCCCGACGTTTGCTAACAGAATGACCATAGAGGGCGACACTGGCAACGTTGGCATTGGCACGGCTAGTCCAGCAGAAAAGCTAGACGTATCAGCCGTTGCTTTCTCTGCCAACCAAGACGGTGGCATACGCATAGGCGATACTGGAGGAAACTGGAACGCTGGCCTTAAAGTTAAATCAGACGGCAGCGGAAACGTAAGGTTTGCCATTGAAGGGACTAATGGGGCTGAAGCAATTAGTGTTCGGTCAGGCAACGTTGGGATTGGCACGTCTGACCCAGTAGCGGAGCTGCACGTGTCCGGCGACGGGATTGTAAGCGGCGACGTCGGCATCGGGTACACAAGCAACGCCGAAGGGATCAAACTGGATGTTGACGGCTCGGCAAACTTCACGGAGGGGCTGCGGTTAAATGCCTATTTTTCAGCCAGCGCATGGCGTTGGAGGGATGCGGGTCGAGCAGCACTTTGGGTAACTAACGCTACAGACACAATTGCGTTTTCTGTGGCTCCAGCAACAGGTTCTACTGCCGGTGGTGATACGTCTTCGGTAGACAAAGTGTTTTTGGAGTTTGACACTGGGTCGGGAACGCCTGCTAACGCTAGACTTCTTTCTCGTGCAGTACGTGATGCCACTACCGCCAGCGCAGCTAACGTTTTTATTAATTCATCGACCGGCGCGATGCAGCGATCCACGTCGTCGCTACGCTACAAAACCGACATCGAGGATGCGGAATGGACTGGCGATCAAATTGATGCACTGCGACCAGTAACGTATAAAGGGATCAACGACGGCGACCGGGTTTTCGGCGGATTGATCGCCGAGGAAGTTCACGCGGCGGGATTGACCGAGTTTGTGGAATACAACGAAGACGGACAGCCGGATGCGTTACTCTATGGGCACATGGTGTCTTTATTACTGAAAGAAATTCAATCACTACGCGCAAGGGTCGCGGATTTGGAGGCTAACAATGGCTAATTATCAGGAAACAACCGTAAGCGGCGAAAGCTATGTTCGATGCAACTATGTCAAAATTAACAATGGAATGGCATCGAAGATTATTTCGTTTCAAGAAGAAAAAATTATCAATCTTGAGGACGAAACAATCATTAAAAACCTTGGCAGTGTTAGCGAGGAATTCAAGGCAGAAAACGCGGCGACCGAGTTCCCATTGCTAAACCCGGAAACCGGCGAAGATACCGGCGCCACTATGAGCTATCAAAATCTTTATGTTGGGCTTTATAGTCTTTATTTGTATTTGGCGCAGGTGCGAGATGCAGCGGAAGAACCAGCCCCGGCTGAATAATGATTTCTCGCGCGATTGAATGGGTGGTGTTATGCGGAATTATCGGATTATGTATACCCTTGCTGTTTATCGTTTGCGCGATTATTGCATTCGCGTCGGTGACGCCATATCGCAGTTATTGAATGTTGCCATATTCCTGGGCAACAACCCGAACGAATCGATCAGCGGGCGTTCCTGGCGGCTACGCGCCCGGCCAGGCTGGAAACAACTACGAATCGCGATCGATTGGGCGTTCAAGTGGTGGGCACCCGATCATTGTCGCGGCGCCTATTATGCGGACTTGACCAGGGCGCGAATGCTAATTGCCGAGGCGGACGTAAAACGGTTTGACATGGCATAAGGTGGCGCAAATGGTACAATCGACGAAACCCGCCGGGCAGTTTATCGACATGGACGAACCCACAAAACATTTCATTGATTTTGCGAGCGTTGCGACCATGCTGGGAACGATTGGCGCCATACTGCCACCCCTGGCGGCATTGTTCACGATTATCTGGACCGCCATTCGAATCTACGAAACCAAAACGGTTCAACAGCTAATCCACGGCGATCAATACGAGGATTAACCGATGGGCGTCGTCGAACTAATCGCTGGCATATTCAAACCAGCGGCGGAATTGATCGACGAACTGCACACGTCCGACGAAGAACGCCTAAAAGCTAAAGGTCACTTGCTCGATGTTCAAGCTGCAGCGATGCAGCGGGTTTTTGATTACGAACAAGAAACCCTGAAGGCGAAAGCCGGGATCGTCCAGGCGGAAGCCAAATCCGAACATTGGGTGACGGCCACCTGGCGCCCCATAACAATGCTTACCTTCCTGGCTCTGGCGGTCGGGGATTCTCTGGGGTGGCTACCCAACCCGCTACGCGATGAAGCCTGGACGCTGTTACAGATCGGCCTGGGCGGGTATGTCGTCGCCAGGTCCGGGGAAAAAATAGTTACCCAAATCAAACAAAATCAAAACTAACCATGACCGGGGGGTTCGATCATGGGACTGGATTTCAAAGCGATTTCACGCTGGCTAGAACAGGACGAAGGCTGCAGGCTGCGGCCCTATTACTGCACCGGCGGGAAGCTAACGATCGGCATCGGGCGAAACCTGGAAGATAATGGCATCGGCAAAGCCGAAGCCCAGTTCATGCTCGAAAACGACATCGTTCGAATTATCAAAGAACTGGACCAGATGCTACCGTTCTGGCGCGAACTATCCCCAAACCGCCAGGCGGCGATCGTGAACATGGCGTTCAACTTGGGCACGTTCGGACTGTCAAAGTTCAAAAAAACCCTGGCACTACTTGAAGCCGGCGAATTCGAAAAAGCCGGCGACGAAATGCTGCGGTCCAAATGGGCGGACCAGGTAGGCGACCGCGCGCTGCGGATTTCCCAGGTTATCAAAACCGACGAACTGCCAACCTAGCTATGATCGCCAGCGTTTCCGAAGCAAGGTCGATCGGCGCGCGTTATTACCACACCGGGAAGCCCTGCAAATTTGGCCATTTCGCGCCCAGGTTCGTCGCAAACCGTCAATGCTGTACTTGCTCGCAAATAGACCGCCTAGAAATCGACCCGGAATATCTGCGCCGACTCTGGCGGGAATACGACGAAAGGCGCGGCACCCGGTGCGAATACTGGCGCGAGCATTACCGAAAAAACGCCTATTTGCTGAACAAGGCGCGGGCTATCCGCCCCAGGCATCGCGCAGCACAGAAAAAATTTGGTCGGGATCGCGGGCGCAGGATTGCGCGGGCTGAAATATGTCGGGACAATGCGGAAGCCCAGGCAATGATCGACCATATCTATGTCCAGGCGCGCACACTAACCGCCGAAACCGGCCAAACGTATTCCGTCGACCACATCGTTCCGTTGAAGCACCCGCGGGTCTGCGGGCTGCACGTTCCTTGGAATCTGCAGATAATGACAGCCAGGGAAAATTCCAGAAAAGGCAATCGGTGGTCGGATGATGATTAGATTGGAAACCGACATGGGATCATTGTTCATTCGAACCAGTGAAATTTTGGCTATTACCCCAGAAAGGGGTCGCGATGGGTGTTCGATGATCTACTGCGGACTATTCCCGGAGGGGATTTCTATCAACAAATCACCCCTGGAAATCCTGGAAATGATAGTGGCGGCGGAAAGCTGGGAAGTCTCGGACGAAGAAGAATAAAAAAGCCCCGGCGCTAGACGGGGCGGAAGGGTAGACCTTTAGGAGTGCGGCCCCATGACGGGCCACGTCAAACCATAGCGCGAATTTTCAATGTTTTCAAACGGATTGTTCGCTCGGGTTTGGCGGGTGTTACCTTTTCCGGCTGCGCCTTATAGTGGCGCACCGGCCATTCGATTTGGTACGGCCCTGCCGTACCCACCTGGGCATCGCCCAGGGCGTCCATGATTTTCAGTTCCAGGGCGGCGATCTGGTCGTCCAGGTCGCGGCGTTCGCCCCGTAAGCGTTCCAGGGCGCCGACATCGTCGACCAGGTCCGGCACGTCGACTGAATCCTTTTCGTTCGATGCTGGCGGAATCACGGCGTCGTCGACGTTAACCGGGGCATACCACCGGCGGGTGATTACCCGTTCCTGGAATTCCGCGCATATCTGGTTAATTTCTGACTGAATAACCGGGTTCGCCGGGATGACGTGAATTCGGCGTTCGATGCCCCGGTGAAGGGTAATAATGATCCCGGCATTGGCGCCGGTCGCGAGCATTTGCGCCTGAAGCTGAATCGGCCCCCGGTAAAGCGGGATTTCGTCGGTCGGTGGCGCGGTGGTTACTTTGCATTCGATCGGCACCGGCCCGGACAGCGTGAGTTCGCCACCCTGGACGTCGACAATACCCGCGCTGCGAACTGTCACTGGCTGGTCGACCTGGACCAAACCGTCGCAGCTGGCCTCAAACGTGTCGCGTTTGTATACAGGTGGCGTGAGTTCGGGTTCTGGCAAGCCGAGTTCCTGGCATACACTGGTGACCAGGGCGGGTTCCAGGAGGTTCCCCACGATGCCAGGTTCGCCGATGTCGAACGACTCATATTCGCCCAGTGTTGCCTGGATCGATTTTCGAAGTTCGTCGTTCGGCGTCGACCAGGGATGGGGAACGCCATGTTTCCAAGAGTAAAGGACCGGAATTCGCGAGCCGGACATTTTGCGATCGTCTGATAATTTGCCAACCATGATGTTTTCCTTTTTGTGGTGTCTAAAAATTTGACACTGGCAAAATAAGCGTTTACGGTTCGGGTGTCAAATCAACGGGAACAGAAAATGACACTTGAGGAAATCATCCGGGAATTCGGCGGCGTCGCACACACTGCGCGCGCGCTGGGGGTTACCAGGCAGACGATCTACTACTGGCGGCGAAAGGGCGAAATGCCCGCGCTTAGAATCATGCAGTCGGAGGTTTTAATTCGTGAGCGAAAGCAAGCAGGCGAGTGAACGCATGGGGCGATTGATCGATAACTTTTTGCTGATGTTTGTCGGCCTAAAGCTGGCGGGATTTATAGAATGGTCCTGGTGGTGGGTCATGGCGCCGTTGTGGGGTGCGTTTTTGCTGGGAGTGGCTGCGAACATTCCCGAAGCCTATCGCAAGGCGCAGCAACAGAAGGAATGGCGGCGGCTTAAAGCGGCGAAGGCGGCGCGCAATGGGAGCGAGTAGCAGAAATAAAGGCGCCGGCGGCGAACGCGAACTGATTCGGGAAATCGAAGCGGAGACCGGGATTCGCCTGGAACGCAACCTGGCGCAATCGTTCGGCGGTGGTCACGACTTGATCGGCCTGGATTACTGGGCGATCGAATGCAAGCGTTACGCCACGATCACGAACGCCGACAAAGCCACGTTTTGGGCGCAAGCGGTGAAACAGGCGCGCAGGGTGGACAAGATGCCAGCGGTTTGTTTCCGCGCTGATAGGGCGCCCTGGCGGGTTCTGGTGGCATACCCAGGCGACTTGTTCGAACTAGAAGATTTTAGATGCACCGGCGAAATTTCGTTGGAGCTATTTTGTGGACTGATAAGGGAGAACCTATAAATGGACCTAAAAGCGATAACCAAAGGCGGCACAAAGCAACCGCCCAGGGTGTTGATCTACGGACCCGCCGGGGTTGGGAAAACGACGTTCGGCGCTGCGGCACCGAAACCGATTTTTTTGCCGATTGAAGACGGCCTGGGAACTATTGAGGCGGACGCGTTTCCGACGCCGAAAACGTACCAGGAAGTACGCGCGGCCCTGGATTCGCTGATTTCTGGCGAACACGACTACCGAACCCTGGTGGTCGATTCCCTGGACTGGCTGGAACCGTTGATCTGGGCGCACACCTGCGAGGCGAACAAGTGGACGTCGATCGAGCAGCCGGGATACGGGCGCGGTTATGTCGAGGCGCTGAAGTATTGGCGCGAATTCCTGGACCGGATTAATTATCTGCGATCGGAAAAGCGAATGGCCACCGTTTTGATTGGGCATTCCGCCGTCAAGCGATTCGAAGCACCGGACGCCGAAGCGTTCGACCGCTACGTGATAAAGCTGCAGAACAAAGCGGCGGACCTGGTATCGGAGCATTCCGACGCGATATTTTTCGCGAACCAGGTTTACCAGACAATCAAAACCGAGGATCGCGGACGAATCAGAACTCGCGGCACCGGGTCGGGCGAACGGGTCATGTATACCGAGGAACGCCCGGCATGGATCGCCAAAAACCGATTCGGGCTACCGCCCGAAATGCCCCTGGATTGGGCGGCATTTATGGCAGCACTGCGCGGGTAACCGCGCCATTTCAACCACAAAAGGAAACTAAAAAATGACGTTTAACGCGACAGAATACCTAGAACAGACCGGCGGAGCAGAACTGAAAGAAGGCTGGAACCCGGTTCGAATAGACGAAATCATCACCAAAACCAGCGCGAAGGGGAACCAGTACGTTTCGGTTACCCTGGCGGCGAAGGGTGGGAAATGCTGGTCGAACCTGAACATCGGCCACCCGAACCCAAAGGCGGACGAAATCGCGCGCCGGGAACTGGCCACCATGATGATCGCCTGCGGCTGTAATTCGGTCCGCGATCCGATGAACCCGGTCGAACTGGTCGGCAAATACTGCGAAGCCCTGCTGGAATATGACGGTTCGTTCCTGCGACCGAAAACATTCCGGGTTTATGAAAAAGCCCAGGCTGCGCCAGCACCGGCCCCGGCACCGGAGCCGGCGGCGTTCCACGACGAAGATATTCCGTTCTGATGCGGGGCGACCCGCAAGCGGTCGCCGATTCTCTGGGGTTACGACGGGCTGGTTCCGAATGGAAGGGACCATGCCCGATATGCGGCGGAACGGACCGATTCCACGTTAAACCGGGTCGATCCGCCAATTTCCTGGTTCATTGTCGCTACGGATGCACCTATCCAGACATCGCCCGCGAACTTGAGTCGCGCGGACTTGTCGACCGCGACGATTACCAGGCGCCCAGGTATCGGACCACCGATCTGGAATACTGCGACTATTTCCTTCTGGTTATGGAAGGCGCCATAAAACGGGGGGAAGGAATAAGCCAGGGCGATTTCGAAGCAATCGCCAGGCTAATGACAAAAGTCGACCCGCAAAGGGCGGAACAACTAAGAAAAAAACGCGATAGGCTACGGAGTAACAAAAACCATGAATGACGACGAAGAATTTTTCTGGCGGCGGTTTCAGAACTCAAAAATCGCCAAGTACGACCCGAACAAACCCTGGGATTTCAAAATCCGACAGCCGGAATGGATGCTGGACAAGCTAATCCCGGCGCGATCCATCGGGATGGTGTACGGACCGAGCAACAGCGGAAAGTCTCATATTATCTGCGATTTGATCGCAAACCTTATACACGGCCACACGGAATGGCAGGGGATCAAGGTTATTCCCGGCGACGTTTTGATGTTCAGCGAATCCCTGGGGCATATCCAGGCGCGCATTAAAGCCTACGTTACAAGCATACCCACCGAACTTAAGTTCGGTTTTTATTCTCTGCCAAACCTATCCCTGGACATTCGCGACCTGGATTTGATCGAAGCCTGGATCGGCACGATGGAACACCCGCCCAGGTATTTGATATTCGACACCCTGGCGACGGCGTTTTCGTTCGATGAAAACGACAACCGGGAAGCGTCAAAGCTAATCGCGGCCCTGGAGGAACGCATACTGCCCCTGCTGGGCGAATATGGGACGATCATTATCGTTCACCACACTAGCAAGGTTTCCGAGGGGAAATCCGCCAGGGGAGCGTCTGCGCTGGTGGGGAACATCGATTATTCGATCCGGGTGGAATACGACAAAAAGCTGGGGTTGACGATCGCCACCTGGGAAAAGGATCGCTGGCGCCTGGTCGAACAACCGCCGGCCTGGGCCGGAACGATGCGCCGGGTTCCGGTGGAGTTCGAAAACGGCTCCGCCGAAATGTCGATTTTGGACTGGGCGCCGTTCAACCACGACGCGCAGGAAATGGCCACGAAGCTGGCGGACGAAATGCAAAACGAACTGATTCGCCAGGAGGTCGACGCCATCGTCGACGGGTGGCAGGGCGAAAAATACGTCCACGAAACCGGAAAAAGACCGGGTCCGCCGGCGGGTCGGGTGCCGATTCACTTCCCAAAACACCTGGACGGCAGAAGGGCGGAGATTCGCGAATATCTGCGAAGTTCGCGGGAGATAGAAGAAGTTCACAACAAAAACGGAATCGTGACCGGGTTCGTGGTTTTGAACTCAAAAGCGTAAAGAAAATTGACGAAAAAGTGTAAAAAAACCACACACCCACCCACCCCCCCACCCCTATATATAGGGGGTGGTGGTGTAGTAGTTAAAAAAACCCTAAGACACCCTAGCGGGTAGGGATAAACCCCCAGTAAGAACTGGGGGGTTTTAACCCACCCACCCGCTCCGCCCTGGTGGGCTGCGGGGTGGGTAGGTTCCCTAACCGCGCTGGAGTGTCTAAGGACCGGAGGAACGCGACATGGCACTGGACACAAACACCCTGGCGGTTATTCGAACGCTGAATGAATACGTGGGGCAGTCGATCAGCTACCCGTTTTTGCGGGACGAATATATCTGGCGGGGTGGCGACCGGCGGGAACTCGGGAACACCCTGGCTCAAGTTCTGCGGCAGTTCCCGGATTGCGTCGAACACGAAAACCGCCTGGGCGAACGCCGGCGGATACAGTCGTGGGTTCGCATCGAAAAAAAAATCAAAATAAATGTGTAAAAAAACTTTACACCCTGAATAATTGTTTGATAGTATTACTTCATCGGCTGGGGACACAACTACAGACAACGGAGTGAATCAAAATGGAAAATCAAAAGTTCGTAAAAAAAGGCGCGGTCGGTGGAATCCAGTTTGGCTACATCCAACAAGACGGCCAGCGAAACCAGTGGGTCGTTACTGACCAGGCTGGCGTTTGTTTTTTAGCAAGCGAAAACAATATGAACGCAGCGTGTCGCGATGCCCAAAGAATCCGATATGCAAACGAGGATGCCGCGTAAGCGGCCCTGGGAGGCTCTGCAATGGACGAACGCAAAGTGGCAATACTTGGACTCGGGTTTTTGCTTATCGCCCTGGGAATCGCCGGTGAGGGCGACCAGGAGGCATACGAGGAACAGGCGAAGAACTATTGCGAAATGGTGGCGCTGTATCAGCGCACCGATGGCGAGAATGGCTGGCCGGATTATCGCGGGAACGCGGCGGAGGTTTGCAAATGAAAAAGGTCAAAATTGACATTGATCACTATTTGGCGATGGCTGACGATTTAACAGTCGGCGAAAATGTAAACCAACAGTTTACCAATTCCGAAGATGACAAATCAGCGGCGGAGGTTTGCGAATGAACCACACCTGGAAACAATGCCCGGACTGTATGCGATCCGATGGCCACCATCCGCTATGCCCCAGCGAGGATTTGCCCCTGGCGGGCGAACTGGACATCGACGACCAGGCAGACTATGAATACGAACGAATGCGCGATGAGGAATTAGGACGCGATGATTAGTTATCACGAATACGACAGCGACGACTGCGCGGTGGCAATGGCTGCGGCTCAATCGATGGCCACCCGGTTCCAGCAAGACGTGGTTATCCTGGCGGACCTATCCGTTCGCCTGCTGCGCGATTGCGACGAACCACCCCTGGAAATAATCCGATACCAGGAGCCGGCCAGGAAGGGGTTTCGCTATGAATGATTTGGTCAACAACCCAGGGCATTACAAGACCGAGCAAATCGAATGTATCGCAGCAATCGAAGCCCAGATGACACCCGAGGAATTCGCCGGGTATCTGCGCGGGAATGTGGTCAAGTATTTGTGGCGGTTCGACAAGAAACACGGAAACGATTTCGCCGGCGCCCAGCAAGACCTGGACAAAGCGAATTGGTATTTGCACCGGCTGACGCAGTTCAGGCTGCGAACCTGGGGCGATCAAAAAAATGGGGGGTACGGGTAGTCCCTGGTATCCGGGTAATTTATACCCCCCCCACCCCTCAAGCTGCGGAGTTTATGGCGGGCGTTTTGTTTTTGTTATTTTGTCTTATGCTGGGTTCTGTCGTCTCAAAAATTAATGGGTGGGAATTCTAATGATTAACGTAACATCGAACCTGGACGAAGTTCAAAAAAGGCTGCAGAAGGTGCACAAGAAAACATTGTTCGCCGAATCGGAAGCACTAAACGCGACCGCGAAAAAAGTGGCCAGCGCGCAGCGGTCGGAAGCCGGGAAAGTTTTTGACTCCCCCACCCCCTACCTGCTGAACGCGATATATAACCCAAACACCAAGCTGGGATTTCAGGGTGTGTTCAGTAAGTACACGACGCTGCAGGTCGAACTTATTCCTGGCGCACCACGCGGGAAGTTCAACGAGGGCGGGCGCCGGGTTAACAAAACACTTTTTTTCCAGGTGGATGGGGGGGTGCGGACGCCAGAAAAAACAGCGCTCGTGGTACCAACCCTAAAGGCGAGAAAAAATAAATATGGAAACTTAAGCAGGCGCTATGTTCAGAACTTGCTATCCAAGCAGGACCACGTTCAACTGGGACGCAGGGACGGGGTGGCGCCTGGGATATATCGAAGGTCCAAGAGGGGCAAACTGACCATGCTAGTGGCTTATGAACCCAGGGCTACCTATACACCCAGGTTCGGGTATTACCGAGTCGCGCAAGCTGTTTTTGCTCGCGAATTTCAACGCGAGTTCGACAAAGCGTTCGAAGCAGAAATGGCGAACCTGAAATGAAAAATAAAAATTGCACGTTCGACGAAGATCGAGGCAGATACCCCCCGGCAAAAGGTACTTTGTACGACAATTCCTTGCGGGTGATTCGCGAC